TGCAAGCCAGCGCAGGGACCACCGGCAGCCCGCCGATCGTGGTGAGCGGTCACCGTGGCCAGAGCGAACAAACCACCTACGGTCCGGGGCAGATCTTCTACGTGGGTGAGGGCAACGCTACCTTGCTGGACACTTCCACTAGCCTGGACGCCTTGCTGAAGCTGAAGGACGCTTTGTTGGAAAGACTGTCGGTCAACAGCCGGACACCGGAGTCACTTCTGGGCCGTGTCAAGCCGAACGAGGTGCCGTCGGGCATTGCCCTGACGCTCAGCTTCACGCCGCACATCGGCATGATTCGGGAAATGCGCTTGGTGCGGGAGCACAAGTACCGGCTTCTGTTCAAGATGATTCTGCGCATGTTCGCAGCGGAGAACGTCATCCCGTTCGACACCATTGCCACCACACGGCTGTTCCTGGGAAGCTTCCTCCCGGCGGACAAGCAAGAAACCATGACGACCGTGGTGCAGTTGCTCACCGCCAAGGCCATCAGCCTGGAGACGGGCGTGCAGATGCTCATGGAGGCTGGCTTCCCGATCGAGGATTGGGTCATGGAGATCCAGCGAATCCAGAGCCGTGACTTCGATACTGCCAACCAACTGGTCAACATCACAGGCAATCCGGACCGTGGCCTGATGTATCTGGGCCAGCCACCGCTCACGGCTGAAGAGGGTTCTGACCTCGACGCACAGAACGAACCGGACCCTGCCGCTGAGTGATGTTGTACTGACGGCTCATCTAGCTGCTATCGTGTCCCGCATACCGGAACCAGCCGGGGAAAGACCTCCACAGGAGGGCATCGACAGGAGATAGCAGTGTTGCGAAATGATGACATCGACGACCTGACATTCACGGTGATCAAGGTTGGTGGCAAGCGCAAGTGGCTCGTCAGCAACGGACAGATCCTCCCGTACGTGTCAGGGGGCGACGGACCCGAGGATGACGACGACGACGATGACGACCAGAAGGATGACGACGGCAAGGGCGGCGCCAAGCCACCCGAGCAGAAGTTCTCCCAGGCCGACATCAACCGAGCCGCTCGAGCCGAACGCAAAGCAGCAGAACTCAAGATGGCCAAGCGCCTGGGGTTCGAAACGGTCGAGGCCATGGAAGCAGCAGCACGTGGAAAGAAAGCCGCAGACGAGAAGGATTCCACCGACTTGGAGACGGCCAAGACCAAGGCAGCCGAGAACGAGACCAGGGCAGAGCGTGCAGAGCGTGAACTCGCCGAGCACAAACTCACGGTCAAGGTCGAGCGGGCGTTGGTCAAGGCAGGCCTCACGGTCGAGGGAGCCGAGAAGGCCAGGAAGCTCGTAGACCTCGACGATCCAGACGTCGACGCCGCCGAGATCACCGAAGCCGTCGAGGCACTGCGGAAGGAATTCCCATCGCTCTTTCCGGAGCAAGACGATGACGAGAAGAAGCCGCTGCAACGCAACCCACCGAACCCCGGTTCCAAGCCACCCAGCAAGGGCAACAACCGGGGAGACAGCCGGGCGACCGCCAACCAGTTGCTCTACGAGCGTCATCCAGAGCTCAAGAAGTCCTAACCACAACGAATTCACCTGAGGAGGTGAGACTGAATGCCTGGAATCAACCTGCAAGTGACCACCGACTCATGGGGAGTTGGTGATCTGAAGTGGATGCTGACTCGCAAGGGCTTCGACACCGGTCGACCCTGCACCATCGACTTCTCGCTGTTCAATGCCTTGCACTACGTCAACGGGTTCATCCCGTCCGGCACGGCGCTCGGCATCGTCACGGCCACCGGTCGAGTGGGGCCGTACAGCACGCTGCTGTCCAACGGTCTCGACGTCGCCGTCGGCCTGTTGCTGCACGACGTCCGTGCCAAGGACGCCAGTGGCAACGTGTTCACGAGCGGCTTCGCCCTGGACACCTACATCTGGGAGGGCGTCGTGTCGCTGTCCCGGCTGCCAACGTTCACCGGTGCTGCTGCGGCCCTCGGCGTCCTCGACGCTCCGGGCCAGGCGGACCTCAAGTTCATGAAGTTCGAGGCCTGACATGAGCGCACGCATGGTCTACGACCTCATCGAGCCCGCCGTCCTGAACGACTACATCCGGGCCTACGACAACGAGGTGCTCCGCAACCAGTTCGCACTGGAGCGGTTCCTCCCGAACTTCGCCAACGACAGCCTGGAGTGGAACGTGAACCGGTCCACCTTCCAGGACGTCGACGTCGCCGAGTACCGGTCCTGGGACACGCAGCCCAAGATGACCGGCCGTCAGGGCTTCAGCCGGATCCGTGGCGAGCTCGCCCCGGTCAGTCGGCAGATCCCGCTCACCGAGGAGGACACGCTCCGCCTCAACGAGCTCCGGACCGGCGACAACTCGGCGATCATCAACGCCATCTACAACGACGCCGAGCGCATGATGCGTTCCGTCCAGGCCCGACTCGAACTGGCCAGGGGCCAGGTGCTGACCACCGGCATCTTCACCCTGGCGGAGAACGGCCTCCAGGCGACGGCGGACTTCGGCATGGCGGGCAGCCACAAGCCGACGGCGGCAGCCTCGTGGGCGCTGGTGGGGACCGACATCCTCGCCGACCTGCTCACGTGGGTTCAGCTCTACGTCGACGACAACGGGTTCGAACCCGCCGAGATGGTGATGTCCCGGCAGGTGCTCTCGTACTGCTTCCTGAACACCAAGATGCTCGCTGCGGCCAGCTTCGCCGGGACAACGCCGTCCCGCCTGAACGCCGAGACCGTCGCCGCCATCTTCGCTGCGAACGGGCTGCCGCCCGTCACGCTGTACGACACCAAGGTTCGGGTCAACGGGACGGCGACGAACGTCATCCCGACGGACCGGGTGCTGTTCATGCCACCGGCGAGAGAGCCCCTCGGCAAGACGCACTACGGCGTCACGGCGGAGGCGCTCAAGCTGGCGGGCAAGGGGCTGATCAAGCAGACGGATGCGGCCGGTGCCGTGTGCGTCGTGCTCGAGAACGACAACCCGGTGCAGACGTTCACCCTGGCAACCGCCATCGCCGTTCCGGTGCTGGGCCAGCCGAACGCCATCATCTGCGCCGACGTCCGCCCGGACATCTGATGGTGATCGGGGGAGGGGCTGTGCTCCTCATCCTCCTCATCATCTTGGTGGTGCTGTTGGTCCGCTGACAGGCGCTACTATGAGGGCCGGTTTCCTGCTTCGGTGGGGACCGGCCCTCTGTCGTTGAAAGGACAATCAAATGGCCGCAAAGAAGCGAGTTTTCAGGAACCACGTCCACATCCGCAACCCGATCACGTCCCAGACGGACATCTTCGAGCCCGGCGACGAAGAGCCGGACTACGTGGACAAGCTGGACTTCGAGATCGACCCCGGCAACTTCGTGCAGGACGACGACGTGTGGGACGAGGAGTCCGGCGAGTTCGTCAAGGAGAAGCCCGACTACTCCAAGCTGTCCAAGGCGGAGCTCACCGACCTCATGAAGGAGCGGACCGAGATGGACATGTCGCCGGGGTCCAAGGAGGACTTCGTCGCACGGCTTCAGGCCCATGACGCCGCTCACGGCTGACCAAGAACTGGCGCTCCGGGTGTGGGTCGGTGACGACCCCACCCTGGAGTACCTCCAGTCGATCTACGACCTGACGGAGTCGCTGAACGAGACGGTCGTCTACGTGCTCAACCGCAAGATCGCACTGGCCAGTGAGGAACCAGCCAGCCTCAGCGTTCCTGGCCTCAGCATCAGTTGGGGCAATCAGCTTCAGAACCTCCAGCAGCTTCTCAAGAGCTTCCTGGCCACTCCTGGTTTGGACGAAGGGTACAACTTGGGCGCATTCACCGTCGGCCAGTTGACGAGGCCAAGTACAAGATGAACTTCCCGCCTGGCTCCAGCCAGGATCGGGTGCAGGCGCAAATCCAGTCGATCCTTGGCCGTCTCAAGAACATGAGGGCAGAAATGTCCGCAGCCAAGTCGCCTGCTGATTTGCAAGCCATTTCCCAGCGCATGCGCTTGGAGGCTCGTCAGATTACTCCGATTGGGAACGATTGGATCACGAATGACCTCCCTGCTGAGTTCAAGCAGTCCTACTCGCAGGTTGCAGGCGGGCTGACGATCCCCAAGCGGTACACCGACGCCGCATACCGCAATCGTAAGAAAGGCATGACCAGCTTCGCCAAGCTGGAACGCCGTACTGGCGTGTGGGCTCAGCGTCAAGCGGAATACGAGCATTTGGGCCGTGCCAAGGATGCCCTCGGTGCGAAGGTCAAGACATTTCGAGGTGATTTGTCGCCAGAGGCCGCAGACGCCCGTCATAAGATATTGGACGAAATTGACAAGATCAACGCAAAGCGCAAATTGCTGAAATTCCAGCCAGCGCCGCATGTGGCCTACTTCGACAAGAAGACCGGTGACACGATTCGAAGCATGCGGCCAGCAGACCAATATCTGGACATGGTCATCGCTCACGTGAGCAAGGTGAACAAGAACTTGGCGGTCATCGCCGGTGCTGACCAACATCACGGATATGTGATCGTGGCTGACGGTCCAGCTTGTGGGCTGAACAGTCATGACGGTCCCGAGAAGGCGAATGGCCAAGTGTGGGAGGTCGAGAAGGCTTTCCGATATCCGCTGTCTCACCCGCAGTGCCAGCGCACGTTCACTCCGGCTGACGGCCCTCCTGGGAGCAGGAAGCTTCAGCAGCAGCTTTCACGCACAGGTGTTGGAAAGAACACTACGGCCAAAGTTGGAAAAAAAATTGTGACGGTTGCCGCAGGTGCTTCGGTCGCAGTTTCCACAGCGGGAGCCGTTGCCAGCAATCCGTTCGTCCAGAGGTTCATCCGTGAACTCCTGGAGGACGAGGCGTTCAACGTACCGCAGATGGTGCGGACCGGGCTTGACCGGTTGACCACGTACGGCAAGCGTGAGGCTGCTGCCTTCAAGGCTCATGGTGCTCGTGTTGGTGCAGCCACGCAGGAGGCGTTCAACAAGTACATCGTAGATCAGATGGATGTCACCTTCGGTACTCCTGAGTTCATCACCAAAGCACGCAGTGATACCGTCAACGTTCCGATCGAACAAGCTCGAGTGCTGAACGTACCGACCGAGACCACCAAGGGTCGCCTGGTTGATGCCATGGATGACTACGGAGACTGGGTCAGCCACCGTGACTCCATGGCCAAGGACATGATCGATCGCATTGCCGATCAGAG